ACCTGTTGTGTTAGTTGGTGGCAGTGTTAGAGATGCTATACTTGGAGTAGAATCTAAAGACATTGACTTGGCAACACCGTGTAATCCTAAGATGGTGACTGATCTAATGGAAGCAGCAGACTATAAAGTATATCCAACTGGTATTGATCATGGTACAGTAACAGTAATGATTAATGATGTTCCAATCGAAATCACCACCTACAGAGTGGATGCATGCTGTGATGGTCGTAAAGCTGATGTAATATTTACTGATAGATTAGCTGATGACCTCCGTAGA